TTCAATTTTTAAGCCCTGATCTTTAAGCCAAATCATCTTATCTAATTTTTGCGTTAATCTCTCCATCTACTTCACCTCTTCCATCTGACTTTCTACATTATCTGCAAGTAACTTCAAGGACTTAATAAATGAGTCTGTCAATGCTGTTCTGTCTGGGTTTTTAGCAAATGCTCTGACAAGGTTTATAGCATCTTTGATCTTCTTCTCATCTTCAATTACGTCTGATGCTTCTACTAATTCATATCCCAGTGCAAGGTCATATCCCAGTGTAAGGCTGGCATTTCTTGTTAGCTCTTTATTGCTATAGAACTTTAATATATCCGGGATATGCTGTTCTTCAAAGGGATATGGATACGCTTCTTTTCCACCGTACCATCTATATCCTTGTTTCTTTGCTGCTTTCAGAATATTTTCATACTCTTCATGCGTTCTGATTAATACGCATTTATTCGCTAGATTAATCATCTACTTCACCCCCTGTAATCTCATCAATACAATCGTTCCAGCCGATCTTATAGCTCGGTAGTTTGCCTCCCGCTTTGAAATACTCGCCGTTATAAAGCCCAGTTGCTTTCATTTTCTCCGGCAATGGTTTCAGTGGACACCAATCAGGTCTAATACTCAAATCTGTAATATCTCTATTGTTTACTCTACAGAACGGGTGATGCACTCCACTGCGTAAAACGCATAAAGCACAATATTTTGGCGTATTTATCACTAATACTGATTTACTCATTCCGGCACCTCCATTCCTAAATCAAATAATGTTAATTGTGATTTGAACTCGTTCAACCGTTTTTGAGCTGAATCGTAATAATCTTTATTGATTTCATAACCAACATATTCCAGACCGTATTCCTCATATGCAATCAGTGAGCTTGCACTCCCCACATGGGTATCAAGAATCTTCATTCCTTTCTCCAGATATTTATGACATATCCAACGATATAAATTTACAGGCTTTTGGGTTGGGTGGATTCGCTTTTCATTCATTTTTTTGTTGCCCTGCTGTATTGTTCCTTCAATTATTGATTTTCCTTGAAACATTCCTCTCCACATATAGCGAAAAACGTCAACCCTTCTTGTAAGACTGCAGTAAGCGACTTCTGCGTCTGATTGATCTGAACCATCATTGCATTTATCCCAGATTATCAAGCCACCTGCCATTGAGTAATCAAAGTAATTACATCCCCAGATAATCTGATTCTTTGATACTCTGAATAGTTGTTTAAAATACTCTCGATCTGGCGGTTTATTATCCCAACCATAATTCGTATAGCCGCCATCAGGAACATAAATGGAACTTCCATTTTTCTGCTTTACATATTTACTACGATTCTTACCGCCGTGTTCTTTGATTCCGTATGGCGGGTCTACAACTGCCACATCGAAGTAATTATCTGGAAAGTTTGGAAGGGATTTCATACAGTCGCCACAAATAAATTCTCTTTGCATCAGTATTCCTCCTGCAATAATTCTGGATTGTCGAAAATGTTTCCAACTGGCATAGCGTATACCATGTCAATCCAATATCCTAAATCTTTTCTAAGGCATTTGTCGCCCGTCCAATCTACATAGAATCCGACATGTTCTGTTTTCTGAGAATCAAAACAATTTTGATAATATCCATATTTGATTGGAGCATAGATTTCTCCGAAATGATATTTGATAATATCATTTTCCCAGATTCTTTCCCGTTCTTATCGCAAAGTCCCGTGAACTGGCAGAGGGTTTCTGGATCAACCAATTTCATTCTGTCTGTTATTAAAAAGATGATTGGCAATATACTCGCTTTTTTATACGGCTGAACAATATAACAATATCCGCTGTCAATGTCTAAATCTATGAGGCTTCCTTCTATCCATTCACCATTATCAATCTGCTTTGCCTTGAAAAGAATTTCTCTCATTCAACTCCACCGCCTTTCACGATTTCGATTGCTCTGTTCAGTCCAGCATTATATCCTTGATGTACGTCAGATAAAATACATTCTGATTCAACGAACGTATCTCTTTTCAATTCACTAATAACCTTATCCACATCAAAAACTGTCAGCTGCCTGTTGACGCAATCAATAAACTCCTTCTGGTCAGAACTAATACTATTTCCAATTTCCCAGATTTTAATATATTCAATTAAATCGTCTGCATCAATCAGTCTGCTCATCTACTTCACCCTTTTTCTCATTGAAATCCAAGTCAACTCTAATCACATCCGTTTCTATCGCTGAAAGGCAGCTTACTTTCAAGTTATAAAATGGTTTCAACAGCTTTGAACCGGTATTGAATGTATCGTAATCTTCCCAGCTTCTACCCGGATGGCATATCTGAATTTTATTGTCGCTTTCGGGATCGTCGCCAATTGCTGCTATCAAATCAATTAATTTCATTTATTCATCCTCCCACACTCCCAACAACCGCATCCTCTCATACAGTACAGCGACGGTTTTGCGCCTGTATCCGTAGAAGTCTTTTGGGTTCATTGGGATATATCTTTCTTTACTGATTTTCCTGTAGCTTTTCCGGTGTAGGATATTCTCAATTACCATATCCGCTATCACCGTGTTTTTCGGGCAAGCTGACAAGGCAGCACTGGAAAGCAGGTATCCGTACTCTGCCGGAAAGTCTTTCAGCATCGTATTCAGTTTTTCAACGTCCTCTGCCGGAATACCGTAGTCTTTCAGTTTTTTATTCCTTGTCAGCATACCGTTGCTCCTTTCTACTATTTGTCTGGGTGGCGCTTGTCGTACATGATCGCTACGCATACAAGACCGACCACTCCGACTATGATTCCAATGGTGAATCCTAATAAAAATGCAATCATGTTTCTTCCGCCTTAACATAATCTTCGCAATCTTCTGCATATTCGTAGCTATCCATCATATCACACCGGTTATCGCAACCGCCTTGCTTTTCACAGCAGATACAACATTGCGTTTCACCGTCTGGACACTCTAATTTGCAATATCCCATTTAGTCCTCCTTATATGGTTCTGGAAGTGGCATCCAGGCAATAACACAGTCTTCATCATCCCATTTTCCTTTTTCGATACCGCACATTCCCGTGAATGGTTCTTCCTGTCCGACAAGCTCTCCGTCTAAAGTAGTGATATATGTTCCGTCTTTCGGCAATCTCTCACTAACAGGAATCCAACCATTTTCTTTCTCGTCCTCTTCCAGGTCAGCCAGAAGCTGCTCAATCATATCTTGAATAACTTTGACATACACCCCAGCGTATTTGTAGCAGTCCGAATATTTATCCGCGTACTGCTTTAATCTTTCTTTGATATGTATCATATTATTCCATCCTTTCTCAATGCCCGCTTCTTACCATGCAAAACAACAGTTCTGTCATGGATCTTTTTCTTGAACCATTGTGTCCACACTTCAAAATAACTGATAATCTCCATTTCTCCACATCTTCACCTAGTGGTGTTGGGCTTTCAAATTCTTCTGCAACATCTCTCTGATACGGAACTGCAACCATTACTCCCATGTTACCTATTTCCGCGTAACATTCCGGAAAATTCTCACGTATATGTTGGGCAAATTTTCCATTTTTTAAATCAGGTAAAATCTCTTTGTAGCACTCCATTGTTGTCACAAGGTAGTTTTTTTCGCCAATAAAATTTAATCCATTTCCGCTGTAAATATCCTCTTTGCAACTTTTGATTTCATAGCATGCAAATATTCCTTTTTCGATTGCTGAGATAGAGCACTGATTTTCCGGAATAAATTGCATGTAATCTACTCTTCTTGCCTTTCCTGCTGCGTAGCCATAATCAAGGCTTACTTCTCTAGCCCAGTATTTACCTGGACCAGAAAAACGGCTTTTTTCCAACAATCTGCTAAGAAATTTTGTTGTTTCAGATCTTTTCATATTTCCACCTCACTGTCCGCTGGCATCTGATAATCAATATGTCCATTTACATAGGCTTCCTGAATCATATCCAGTACCTTTAAAGCTTTTTCTGCGGTAGAATACTCGCCTGCCGGATACAAATTATTAACATAAATCACAGCACCTTTTCCGTGCTCTCCAATATTGATGCATTGCGTGAAATTAAACAGTGTTTTATTATCCTGACTTCTGATTAACATTTTGTATCCTCCTTACCTGAATACATCTTTAATTGTTTCATCTTTTTAATAAACAATTTCATTTCATACCCCGTAAGACCAACACAAGTATTTCCGATTCCTTTGCTATCTCCTAAATCTGGATCATAAGACTGTAAGATGTGCCTTCCGGATTTTTTATGTAAAATAGATACGATCTGTGTATATCCATATTTCTTATCTTTTCTCTCATATTCACATCCGTATTTATCTTCTTCAACTTTTGTAAATCCAATTTCCGCTAATTTTTCATCTACTGTTTTAAATAATTTCATTTCCATCCTCACTTTCCCCATGTAAGCAACTACATGGTTAATCAACAAAACTCCATCTGTCCATCATCAATAAACTTCTTTTTCTTCCGGCTTAATGTATCACCCTGCTGTTTCAATCTATCTACACGGGCTTTCTGGTTAAAGTTCGCCATATAATCATCGTCAACTTCTGGCGGTACTTTTAGAAAGTATTCTTCTGGAAGTGGAAGATTATGTTCCTCGCAACAATTTGCAATCTCATTTCTGTATGAAAGAATATGATTTCTGGTTAGATTCATATTGCATCCATCCGCCCAAAATGGATCATTACAGCCATTTTCATTGATGTGCTCCCAGATAGCGCGCTCATGTAATAGGCCTTCTCTTAACAACTCTAATTCCTGTTCCGGTGTTTTCTGCTTCATTCTCGTTCTCCTTTCGCCCATGTAAGCAACTGGCACGCTATTGTGCAGTCTTTTCTACGAATATATCTTTTATTTCCACTCCAAAAAAATCAGCAAGTTTTTGCGCGTTAACCACTGATGGAGTTCTCTTTTCTCTTTCCCAATAACTCACCAAAGACTGTGGCACTCCTATTGCGCTCGCCAATTCTTTTTGAGACATACTGCTCGCTTCCCTCAGAGTACGAATTCTATTCATTTAATTTAGCTCCTTGTCAAACTCCCATCTTCTTAACCAGATTCTTATTCATCTCGTCAAATCTTACATCTGTGTTCTTTTCAATGTCCTGTATCATGTTCAGAACGCTCATTTCACCTCTATTTGCCATTTCAACATACTTATTGGCAGTTCTTATCACATCAAGCAATCGCTTCGTGGAAAAGCCATATAAACGTCTCAGAGCCATCATAGTTGTGACAGTGTTGATCGTGTTGCTCCAATCTTCACCAACAGTGAATCCATCCTCGTAGGCTTGCTGCTCTACGTCTTTTATCTGTCTATAACAGTTCTGCATAGCCCGTCCAAACGCATAAGCCGCCTGATTAGAAGTCTGAACAGAAAATCTGGTCTTTTTCTTGACTTTTAACTTACTGCTCATTTTTCTCACGCTCCTTTCTCAGTTCTTTGGATTTGTTGTACATTTTTTCAAGGTAATCAACGTAAGCGAACAACATATGATCCACGAAGCCGTTTTTCTGGTACTTCTCTGACACAATATGTGTCTGTTCTATCACCTGCGCCCAGTATTCATCACTTTCTTCGATTCCGGCAGTCTGGAGAACCAGTGCCGGAAAATCAATTTGCAAAAATCTTATCGTGTTCGGTATCTGCTCGTGTATCACTCTCATACTTATGCACCTTCTTCTACCTCAAAACTCCGTTCAAGAAGTCGCTCGTTATCCTTGTTAAAAGCCTTTATATAGCTTTGCTTTATCGGTCTGATAAAATGTATTCCATTAGCGGATTTCGCACGTGAAACAGCCACATAGAACTGTCCTGGATCCCAACAACAAGGATCAATGTTGATTTTCTCAAATGTCTGTCCCTGTGATTTATGAATACTGATTGCCCAAGCAAGCTTTACCGGGAACTGTGAGAATGATCCGACTTTCTTACGGACAATCTTCTCTTTTACGATCTTCTGTCCGTCTTTTTCCTGCTCAGATTCCTCGATAACCTGTTTCTCAATGTCTTTACTGTATCTGTACAAGTTAACTGTTTTACCCTTATCAGTCTTGATAACCAGATAGGATTCTTCAAATTCTCCGTTATCCACAATTTTCTGAATGATGCCAATCGTTCCATTGACGTAGTTTCCAGACAGATCATTGACTGTAATCATCACTTTTGCATCGATGTTAAGAATTAAGTCCTCTCTGGCAAATGCAATGTTCTTAATATCAGCAGACGTTAATTCTCCGTCAACTGCTGCATGAAACACTTTTTCGGTCTTTTTATCCAGTTTTCCGAGAAAAGTATTATTAATCCGATCAGCTTCAGCATTTGTTCCGACCAGAAACGGTGCTTCTGGTATAACCTTGTCTGATTCGTTATTTTCCAGATATGCAATGGATTTTCTAATATTGTTGCCATATTTGATATCGTTCAAAACATATTTAAATCCCTCATCATTCTGTCTGCATACCTCATCAAGTTTGATGTATTCAAACCCCATTTCTTTCCAGTATTCAGACATGAAAGCATATCCGTGTTCGTACTTTCCGCCCTTTCCATAATCAGATCCATACATCCGGCAGAGAATTTTACGGTCATCTGTTGTGATAACCGGTGGAAGCTGGTAAAAATCCCCAATTACGATCAGTTGAACGTCTTCTTTATCCTCTCCGCTCAAAAGTCTGTCAACGGCTCTCTCTTCATTCTCCGTGATAATTGTCTTTGCAATCATGTTAAATAAATCAAATCGGCACATGCTGATCTCGTCAATAATAAGAATATCCGCTTCCTTCAACAGTTCAGCTCTGGATTTCACTTTTTTCTTGTAATCCTCAAATTTGATTGAGATATTCAATGCACGATGTACGGTAGTCGCCCCGTATCCGATATTGTCCGCAGCTATTCCAGTAGTAGCAGATACCAGAACACTTTTACCAGCTTTTTCCGCCTCATCAATGAATGTCTGAATAATCGTTGTCTTGCCTGTTCCTGCATCACCTGTCAGAAAAACATTACTACCAGACAGCATCGTGTCTAATGCATATCTCTGCTTTTTATTGAGATCGTCTTTTTTCATTTTGTAACCACTCCTTATAATAATTATGTCAACTAAATATTTTTGCAATATTCAATTAATTTTGTTATAATAAATCTAATTGTATATACTTTTTAATTTTGTAACCCATGTGTAACCGACTTTTTCAACCTATTGGTTACGCCAAAAACCCTTATTTTATGCGGGTTTCAGAGGTATGTAACCGTGTAACCAATGTAACCAAGGTTTTTGTATAGGAGAATCACTAGAGCATATGTTTTTTATACACTCTCAAACTTTCTCCTATAGGACGTTTTTTTTCGTGTTACAACGGTTACATGGTTACAAATTATGAAAATGGAACATTTGTTTCGGCATTAGTTGGCAGAAAACCAGTTTCAATAACCTCATTTTCTTGTTCATTTTCGAGACTTTTTATATCAACGATTTTTACTGCAATAAGCCTCATCACGCTTCCCCCGTCTCTTTTTAATATCGTATCTCTTTTTCCTGTGTGTTTGATTAATTCTCGATTAATCGCCCAGGCTGAGAAGGCTTTTCTGGAGAATCCATTGCTCTTCAAAAGGTTTTCAAGGGGCTTTGGATAGAAGTATATATATACATCTCCATACTCATCTGGCTTTTCCTTGAATCCCCACTGATCACAACTGAATTGTGTATCAAAGTGCTGCCCGTACACGGAAAGACTTTCAAGAATGAATTCATAACACCTCTGTCCCTCAGATACGTCTTTTTTACGTGTAGGTATGTCCACAACGTCCTTAACCGTCAGCTCACGCCCATCCTTGAATATGAAATCTGTAGCTAATTTGTCAGCCAGCAGAAGCGTAGATATGGCCATGACCTGTTTTGCTGGAAAGTCATATCCGTCAAAACCTTTTTCAATCTTAGACTTCATTTCTTTTAAGTCGTCTGGTGCGAACTGTTTGAGATTCCCGACAAATACTCTTCCTGCAAAGCCGTAGTTCTTCGCGACAACGCTGTTGATCTCTGCCGGATTCTCATAAATATCCTCGCAACACTCAATCTCAATAATTCTGTTGATTGCTCCTCCAGAATCTGCAAACTCCGAAATAGGATTCTCACCATTGCAAATAGTCACATTACTCCATGTATTTTCCTTAGCTGCTCCGAGGTCTTTATTTGAACGTGCTTTCCCTTTACCGGAACAGAGATTGTAAATTAATGTTTCGTAGTTGTCCCGGATATATTGAGAAGCATTTTTTGAGTCATCGAGGATCATCGGAAAGTTATTAAGCATGTCTGCCCTTGTCTCCAATGACGTATCTGTTGATCGAAAATTTCCAACGTAAGCTCCCGGCGCCGGATTTCCCCAAACCGATGCCGCTATATTGATCGTTACCGTCTTTCCACCGCCTGTCTGCCCGTAAAAGTCTACGATGAACGGTAGCACATCAAGCGGCTGTATAAGAACACTTGCAAAAGATGCTGCAAGTGCTATCCGTGGTTCTAATCGTCCACACGACCGTAGCTGCTTAGCCAGAGTCACCCACTTAAAGTAATCTCCACTTTCCTGTATGCTCTGAAATAGTGTTTTAAAGCGGTATTCGCCATCAAAAACGATTGAAAGGTCGTAAGGCACAAATACATTGCCATGCCACCCTAACTTGCTTGTGGAGTGCTGTATGTCGATCATATCGGCATTGTACATTTCAACATCTGCCAGATACTTTACAAGGAGCCTTGCGTTCTCTGAATTGACCTGCACCCCGAACCTTGCAAGATTAGTTATTGCTCTGGAAGTCACAATGTCAATTTTTGGAACAGTTATTTCTGTCCAATATCCATCCCTTTTAAAAGCCACTGTGATCTGTTCTTCACCTGTTTCAATGTTTTTTAGTCGACGTATCGGCATGATCGGGTGGTGGCATACAAGTTCTCTTGCCTTAGATGTTTCGGAAGAAAAAATTCCGTTCTCTGTAGCTATCCAGCTGCCACAAGCCATGTTAGGATATTCCTTATCAACAGAATCGGGATAGAAGTTCGTGATATTTTCAACTAACTGCATAGAACGATTTGCTTTTTCTTCTTTTTCCTTTTCCTGCTCTGCTTTTTGAAATTCCTTTATGAACTCTTCTGCTATATGTTTCGCTTTCACACTTTTTGCCCGGTCCATCAGTTTGAATTTGATTTCTGAGCGGTCGATTTTACTTTTTACTGAAAAAAGTTCTTCATACAACTGCTTTTCCATAAAGTCTTGCGCTTGTAAATTTCCAATATTTTCAAGAATTTTCCTTACCTCCTGACTTAACAGACAGTAATTCATGTCTGCTTTTTTCTTTCTCGAGATTAAACTGGCACATATACCAATCTTCTGAATCGGGAGGGAACGTTTTTAGCGCTGTTTCGTACATAAGTATGTTCTTTTCTACCTGCTCAAGCTCGTTTGGGACCTGAGCGGGATTGTACTTTTTTGTTTTAATATCCCGCATTTCATGTCTGATCTGGTTACGACTTTTACCTTTTTTAGAGATATAAGTACCACCCAACTCGATAAATGCAGTACTAAAAGGGACGGATTCGTATTGCATCACGAAATCAAACACATCGCCACCGGTTCCACAGCCGAAGCAGTAAAACGAATCATCGTAGATTTTACAGGATGCTGACTTTTCCTTGTGAAAAGGGCAACATATAAAACCAGCTCTATTTGGTTTTAGTCCATATCTGGAAAGAATCTCAGACATTTTCACTGATTGCTTGATTTCATCCTTTGTCATGACAGCAACTCCACGATTCGCCGTCCAGTCTCTTCTTTTGTACAGAATTCAAATCGAACACCGTATTTATCTCTGATCGTGCATAGAGATTTATATAACTGGCAGCCATCAACAGCCTTATCGGAAATTACAGTCTTTACTCTCTTACCGTTTACCGTCTTCCATATGACTTTGTGTTTTCTTGGATTCTCCCAAAAATACACATCACCAATTGATTTGATATCTGGTCCGTGTTCGCATAGGATAATAAGCTGAATACCTGCGTCAAGCGCTCTGATAAGCTCTGCCTTGAATCTTTCATGCTGCTGGCAGACATTTCCACAAAGCTCTTGTAAATCCTTTTTACGGTCAATACAGAGTTTTGCGTTGTCTAACGACTGATAATCTCCGCAGTATAACTTCGATCGGAAATACTGTACTCCAAGACTGTCAAACTGCTTTTGAATCCGTTCCCATTCCTTTTTATGTTCTCTTGTGTCTGTCTGTATAACCATTAAAAACACATCCTTTTAATTGAATGGGAGCTCTTCCTGTACACTATCCGGAATACTCATAAAATCAGTTCCTGCTGGACTCGCCCCCATGATAGTTTCTTCCTTTAGATGATCATCATAGGCCTTTGTAGTACGCTCTTTTGGAATATCAGCATCATTTATTCCTTCAATACTGCGGAATCGGGCAAGCTTGTGACGATTAATTTCTCTATTATCGTACCAGTCTTTTTCAACCCCAAAGACACCGCCGATCAGTTTACTCTTGAACTGCTGCCCGAAATTGTCACCCCATTTAACTGCAAATCCAGGGTTGGATTTTTCCACGCAAGTAATAAAAGTCTTGAGATTGCGAACGCCATAATCAACGTTTTCATCAATAATCATATAGTTAGTACCGGCATTCGGGTATTTCTTGTCTGGACGAATATCGTTCTCAAACTGCTTCATAAAGTAACCTGCCTGCTCGTCTCCGTCTGCAAAATCAAACAAGATAACAATCATATTCAGTCCGCCCTGAGACTGACGCTCTGATACCTGCTTAATTACCATCTTGTGACCACCGAGCTTAATTGGTTCAAATTCTCCTGCTGCCTGTGTTGTGTCATAATTATTTGGTTTCTGCATTGTCTGTTCCTCCTAATTCATAATAATCTCTGATAACCTTATCCACCTCTGAAAGGTCGTTATCAATAGTCAAACTGTCAAACATCCCAATCGGGGACTTGCTTACCGCTCCCTGACTGGACTGAGTGACAAATAAGTGTTTTCCGCTCTCTTCAATACAGCGAAGAACGATAGTAAACATGCCTTCGATACAAACCTTTTCGTCCAGAAGCTTACCAATTGTCTTAGGCTTTACTTCCCCGGAATCATCTTTTTCTTCATGCATCATAAGGTAAACAATTTTATTCTGCGGTACTTTTGTTACAATAAACTGGATAAGATTCCAGAAATAGTCTCCAATATCATTGTACAGAGCAAACACTGCATTGCCTTTTCCAGCAGAAGCGTGTCCCTTCATAAAATGATTCGTGATAAGATATCCTGCATCATCAATTACAATTGACTCCGCTTTTGATGCGATCAGGCACTTCATTACCTGCTGGTAATCATCTGTAAACCATCCATCAATCTTTCCTTTGAACGGAAGCGGTTTATTCAATACTCTAATAAGATTCCAGTGTTCATTCTGGCAGTTTCTAAGACTGGTACTCTTGCCAGAACCAGATTTTCCAATAATTAATACTGGTGTTGCCATTGCTATTCCTCCTTGTCATAAACCACATGTTTACTGCCCTCAATAATCAGCAAACTTGCGATATCCTTCATTGATAAGGTTGATTCGTTGTAGATTTCAACCAGTGCGTTGTATGCAACCGTTGATACTTTCACAACCGGATTGTCCTTATCGGTTGCAGGCTGCTTCTTTCTTGCCGGAATACGGATTTCAAATTCACTCATTGCTTTCCTCCTTATATACTTTCTGAGCCGTTAAAAGCCCATTTAGAGCTTGTACGTAGCTTGCCAATGTTCTTGCTTTATACTGCTCCTCAATTGGATTATCTGGAACAAGTGCAAGCTGAACATCAATCAGTCTCAAGATTTCCTGTATCCTCTCGTTCATAGACTGGCTCCTTTAACTGCTTAAAAAAACAATAGATTGCGTCTGACTTATCACCCATGCCCGGAACCGTCTTACCGTTCTGAATAGAATCAGCGGCGTGATATTCAAGATGATCCATGTACATATCTGGATTCTCCCAATCAACAATAGGAGCGTTTCGCTTGTTCAGTTCCTCCAACAAGATATTCACTGCAAGAACCATATCCCACTTCGGGAGGAGCCTTAATTCTTCAAGATTCATTTAACGGACACCTCCCATTAATAAGCAGTTCCAGAAGACATTTCTTTGCATCTTCATAATTCTGAGATTCAAACTTAACGTCGTAAAACTGGCACAATGAAAAATGTTTTACGATCTCCCCTGCATCATTAAATACATAAATATAAGCTCTGGATATGTCGTCATACGCCGTATAGTCAAAATTCACATGCGCCGTTGTTTCACTTGAAACTCTCAGACACAAATCAAATATTTCTCTGATTTTCTCTTCGTTCATAATTTCCTCCTTGTATTGACTTTTGGTTTCTTTCCTTCTACAATGAAGAAGAGATATATTGTCTTGGATCCTTATTTGAGTTGCAGCTCTGAGGATCCTTTTTTAGTTGGCATGTCTAGCATGTCCATTCTTTCCACGTCCTTGCTATGTACACAGCTCCGATCAGTCCCAACGCTCCCATGATCTGGTCACGGCTGTTGTCCCAGGTCCAGAACGGAAGATACGTTGCTATCCCTCCAATCAGAATGGAGTCTATCCAATCTTTCATGTCAAAGCCTCCAATATTTCCTCGTTAGGGAAGTTCAATCGAATAAAAATATGCCGCAGTTCCGGATACGTGAATGTTTCTGGCTTATTTCGCTTTTTACGGAAAGTGTTTTCTGCCATTCCGGTAATTGCTGCCATCTGTGCATCACTTACTCGCTCGGCCTCCATCCTTTTTGCAATATTGCCTTTTAAAAGGATGTATTTCTTTTGCTCTGTGGTATATCTAATTGCCACAGTTTTTCCTCCTTTCTTACTTAATAAACATCCATGCAGCGTTTGAAAAAATTAATGCAATCATGGTTACAATCCATGCACAGAACCATTTGTGAGTCTGCTTTTTTGCCTCTCTTACAGCTTCAACTGCATAGAAAGTTTCGAACTCTTCAAAATTTGTCACTTTTTTATCCTCGGTTTTCTTCATAAAAATCCTCCTGTTCTCTTGCGAAATACAGGAAGAAATGATATGATTATCCTGTAATCCGCTAGTGTGGTTAGTGGTTTACAGCTCCGAGGCGAGAGGTTTCAGCTCTCCTTCGGAGCACTTTATTTTTCAAAATGATTTTCCATAAGGTCAGCAATCATCAGATACTCTTCTGCAATTTTCCCTTTTCTTGTATTTTTAACCTGTTCACGGAATTCCGGAATAGTCCCAAAGAAGCATCCGCATGCAACTCTGACCTTTTTATCTTTGCATCTAAAAAACGTAGTGGTACGGAATTGAGTACCAAATCCATGAATAGTTGTGTAATCTGCATTGCCGTACACCTCTGCATCGCCGGACACCTTTGCATTGCCGTACACCCATGCATCGCCGGACACCTTTGCATTGCCGTACACCCATGCATCGCCGGACACCTCTGCATTGCCGTACACCTCTGCATTGCCGGACACCTTTGCATTGCCGTACACCTTTGCATTGACGGACACCTTTGCATTGCCGTACACCTTTGCATTGCCGTACACCTTTGCATTGCCGTACACCTTTGCATTGCCGGACACCTCTGCATTGCCGGACACCCATGCATCGCCGGACTGGTTTACATTTCCTTCTTTTTCTACCCATCCGCCAGTTTCTCCGGCTTCTACATCCGCAAATGAAATGAGTGCTTTGATTCGGAAAAGTTTCTTTCCGAAAATGTTAATTTTGGTTTCTGATGTTAATTCAAATTTCTTCATTTTCTTCCTCCTCTTTAATTACTGTGAATGCACAGTTTCTTTGTTTCGTCTTTTGAATTTTGTGATATACTCTCCTGTGAAAGGAGAGATGTTATGGAAATTTCTGGTTCACAAATCAAATTGTTAAAACGTCTTTATAAAACTGATATACCGTTGTCTGATTTTTCCAATTCAGAAAAAGGAGAAATAGAATATCTTGGGAAACGCGGATTCATTAAATACAGTAAAGAAGATACCGATTCAAGAATCACACCAACCATTGTCTGTATTCAGTCAGCCGGAAAAGCTTTTTATGATTCTTATGTAAGAGACCGCAGACGGTGGTATATCCCTGTTGTCCTGTCCATTGTTGCCATCGTAATCAGCTTATTTGCACTGTACAAATCTGGACAGGTAATCAATGTTTACATTGACAAAAACAAAATGAATACGGTCACAGCTGAGAATCCTCCAGCAAATGCAGATAACAAATAGGGGAAATTCGGATATCTGTAAATGATTGGTAATCCGTCACCATACTTTCGCAACGCTCTGTGTGCTTGCCTAGCCATTTTCCCATGTGAATAATGAGGGTCACTGTTTATGGAATCCAGAATTTCCCATTTTGTCATGTTGTCATATTTTGACGGTGTTCTGCGGAACATTTGTTTTCACCTCCAAGTTAAGAACTTTGTAGATGGTTTTAATCTGCCTGATTACTTTCTGGAATCTTCGGCTCAAGAAACTTGTCAGTTTTATCAGGATTCTTGTATTTTGCGATTGTTTCTCCAACCCCAAGGAAATATCCCTTGTCAAACTCTGACATATTGGGAACTGCCTTGGTTATTGATTCGAGAATCTTCTTTTCTTTCTCAGACAATGTATTCACTCCTTTCTTACGCGTTTTGATTCTTCAAAAGCAACTAAGTCACTTTCTGACACTCTGTAACCAGAGCCGTTCAGATTGATTGCCGGAAGCTGTTTATTCCGTATCCATCTCCACACGGTAGGAACTTTCACGCTATATCTCTGAGCGATTTCTTCGCAAGTGTAAAGACGTTCCAAAGAATCACCTCCTACTTATTTTTAGTTGCGTTTACCACTTATTTGTGTTATCCTAGTTAATGCCTATTGGCAAAGGAAAGGAGTGGTTATCATGACCCAACTTTTGAATTTGCCTGTTCCCTTTGCTCTTAATCCGTCCGTACTGATACCTCGACAGTCAAAACAGGTCAAAGACGGCTCTGATTGTTTTGTCAGCGATTAGGCATGTTGCAGAACCAAGACTGCGAAAGTGACAAGGTACTTCAAGAAGCATTTGGTCTCGTCAGATGCGGTGTTAGCCTGCAAAGTACATAGGGTAAACAAATTTGGTAAAGAGCTGTTAGGGACGAGACCCCTAGCAGTTTCTTTTTATTTAATAGAAGCCTTGTTTCTATCAGATTGTGGTAAACGCTCAAGGCTTTTTGATCACCTTGTAATCACATTATAGAATACTTTGTAATCATTGTCAATAACATTTTGATTACTTTTTTAACATTTTATGATTTACTTTTCCTCTTTCTAATGATATACTTAATACTGAAAGGAGGGAAAAAGCTTGAATACAAGATTCAAAGAACTGCGAAAAGAACTCAAATTAACGCAAGAAGAGTTCGCTAATAAGATGAATCTTTCAAGGAGCTATATCAATCTCATAGAAATGGGAAGAAAGGTTCCTGCTGAGCGAACCATCAAGGATATTTGCAGAGAATTTGGAGTCAACTACGAATGGTTGACTGAGGGAACAGGCGAAATGTTTATTCAGAATAAAAGAAAATCTGAGATTGCGGATTTCGTTGGTTCGGTTCTGAATGGAGAAGCAGATAGCTTCAAGATACGATTAGTAGAAATACTTGCTAATCTAAATGAATCAGAATGGGAAACACTTCAGAAACTTGCGAACGCTTTAGCGGACAAGAAAGAGGAGTAAAAAGATAGGGACAGGATGTAACTCCTGCCCCTTTTCTTTATTTCAGTCCTAGAAATGATATTATAAATCTAAATATTGTATATAATTGGTCATGGTCTGCTTTTTCTATCATTTCAATAATTTCTTTCTTATAATCCATATTATACCTCCTACCGCACAAAAACATTTGCTCTCTTTTAAATTACATTATCTTTGGTACGATAAAGTGGCATCGGCAGACAAGTTCCTCCTCGCTAACTGCCAGTGATATACTGGAATGTGCGTAATATCGAATATAATTTTTACTTTTGCAAAAAGGAAGTTCGCTTTGAGTGGAATTTTTATTGTTTCTATAATACCGTCTGTTTTCAAAATTCCCTTCGCGTTCCTGGTCAAGGTCGAATGCCTGCACATGTGTTGAGCAGAGTATATGTCAGAATCCTTGTGTACATAATCATCCACGCACATTGGAAGATGGATTATATAATTGACAAAAACTATAACCGATATCAAAATTAGTACTTTTTTGACTCTTTTCATTCTAAAATCACCTACAAACGTCTATTTACAACTATATTGCATGATGCTATAATCAACTATAACATATAGAATTCTTATTTAACGCAAATGGCGAAAATGACAATTTAAAGGACTGATTTGCATGAAAATTGCGATTTGTGACGATAATTCTTTACAGATTGATTTTTTTAAGGCTCATATTGATGAGTTTTTGAAAAAGCGCGGAGACAAGAGTTACACGCTAAACACTTATAGTAGTGGAAAGCCGCTGATTGATGATATAGCAGACGGTCAATGGTACGATATAGTCGTGTTGGATGTGGTCCTTGATAATGAGAATGGCATAAATGTTGCAAGACAGCTCAGGAAAAATGGATATAATGGCAACATTGCCTTCTGGACAGCATACAAAAACTATGTATTTGACGCATTGGACGTCTTGCCAGTGCATTACATCATCAAAGGCTCTGAGCATGGACGCATGTATTCTGTCGTAGCACACACATTGGAAGATATCCGTGAGAAAGCCTTGACTATCAAAAACCGAGATCACTTCCATCGGGTAGAATTCCGTCACATCGAATACATAGAAAGCCGAAATAAATCAATTCTTGTCCACTGTACCTGCGGTATCATACATGTAGTACGTGGAAAGCTGTCAGATATAGAGTCTCGCCTTGACGGAAGATTTCTCCGTTGTCATCAGAGCTACATCGTAAACATGGATGAAATCAAAGATGCGTCAGATCATTTCGAAATGATATCAGGGGATATCGTTCCGATCAGGCAGAGGGAGGCTGCAAAAATAAGGAATCTATATAAGAATTATATCGAAAATTTTGAGTAATCGTGTCAAAGGGGGAAACTATGAAAAAGATACGAAATGTGTTGATGATTATTTGGACTGCATTCATTGTGCTGATGATTGTGGCTTTGATGAGTTCAAACGATCTTTCATCGGACAATATTATGGTCGTTGTTGTACTTGAGACATTTGGAATTGCTGTTTTGTATCTTATTTTTGCACTTTTGCTGTCTATTAAAAATAAGGTTCAAAAACCTGCAATATCAAATAATTCCGTAGCAACCCAGCCGGCGGTTGTAGAAAAACCTGTTCGAGTATTGAATCTGAGAGTTATATCCGGTAAGGAGGATTTTGAGCTTGGTTCCAAACACACAAGATTTGATTTGAAGCAATGGAAAGATGGATCTGTTACAGTGTCAGATGCTCCAACCAAATATGAACTTTTCGACTATGAATGGAACGGGTCGGAATACAGAACAGTAGAAAAGACAACTACAACATCTCACACTAAAGGGAAAAGTAAAGAAAAAACAAAACGAAAAGGAAGATTAGCTGGTGCTGTTATTGGTACGGCTGCTACAGCTGTCACGCTTGGAAACCCTGTTGTCGGTGCAGCTGTCGGTGCAGCTGTTGGAACCGGAAAGAAAACTAAAGGAAAGAATAATTCCACTACTACTGGAACTGCTACCACAACAAGTGATAACATTGAAGTGGATTCTTATGCATCTATGAAAATGCGGAATATCGAAACCAATCAAATAAATATTATTGGATTCCGCTGTAGTTCAAATATAGATATGCAGTTAAAGAGTTTCAATATTTCCAAAAGCTCTGATGCTGTTGAAAATGTTCGAAATCAGAAAACATCCGTTGAACTACTGAAGGATTACAAAGAGCTTTTAGATAGCGGTATTATTACTCAAGAAGAATTTGACCAGAAAAAATCAGAACTTTTATAAAAAGAACCGGCTCCTGCTACCAACGGGAACCGGTTTTTAAAAAAAAGAAAAATATTTTTACGTTCCGCAAAGCATAACGAAGTGAAACGTATCGCCTGACAAGTCATATTGTATCATCTTCGGTGTGTTCGGACAAGTCAGAAAGTTTGTTCGGTTAATAAGGAGGAAAAGAAATGGCAACTGCAAAAAAACTGCCATCTGGCTCATGGAGATGTCAGGTATTCAGTCACATCGAAGAAATCCCGTTATCAGACGGGACTATCAAAAAGAAAAGGGTTTATAAATCTTTTACATGTTCAGATCCTAGCAAAAAAGGGAAGCGAATCTGTGAGCAAATGGCTGCCGAATGGGCAGCAAAAAAAGAAAGTGAAGTATTGACTGCGCGATATGTTCCACCAGAAGATATGACATTAAAAGAGGCATGTAATAAATACATAGAAAGCAGAACAGGTGTTTTATCCCCTGGAACTATTAGAGAATATAAGCGATCTGTCAAAAGAGACATGGCTAAACTTATGTCATTAAATATAATGGAAATCACTCAAGAGGATGTTCAAGCTGAAATGAATCGTGAAGCACTTACTCATTCGCCAAAAACTGTGTACAATATGCATGGCTTTCTTTCTACTGTCTTGAAGACTTATCGTTCGGATTTCATCTTAAGAACTTCCTTACCTAAAAAGGTAAGACCGAAAATCTATGTACCTACATCTGCCGAAGTCAAAAAGGTAATTGAATGTACTGTAGGTAGTGAATTAGAGATACCTGTTCTTCTGGCAGCGTTCGGTCCGATGAGGCGGTCAGAAATCTGCGCGCTTAATTCTGATCATATCAAGCAGAACATAGTACATGTCGAATATGCTATGGTTATGAATGATTCTCATGGTTGGGTTATCAAAAGACCAAAATCTTTTGCTGGTGACAGATTCATTTCATATCCAGGTTTTGTTGCAGATAAATTAAAAGGAATACATGGGAAAATAACAAATTTGAACCCATCGCAAATATCCGACAGATTTTCAGATCTGTTAGATGACAATCAGATTCATCATTTTCGATTCCATGATTTGCGTCATTATTGCGCATCTGAGTTGCATACTCTTGGAATTCCAGATGTATATATTATGCAGCGCGGCGGTTGGGAGGATGATACCACATTAAAAAATGTATATCGGCACGTTCTGGTTGATCGAGAAAAAGAGATGAATGAAATTGGGAATGATTATTTTTCCAAGCTATGCAACACAAAATGCAACACGAAAAAAGAAAGTGCTGAAAAATAGCGTATATTAGGATTTTTCTTGCAGGTTCAAGTCCTGTCATCCGCATTTTTATGAAAATCTTGTATTCACTGGTTCTCGCAAAGAACGTAGTGTTTTCAATGGTTTCGGCAATTTCAAATTAGCTCATAAAATATGTTATTTTGCCAGTTTTGGCATAAAAAAGAAGAACTATGCAACACGAAATGCAACACGAATTTGATACAATATGTAAAAAACAGCCCCAAGGAGTAACCTCCAAGGGGCTTAAGTTTTATGCTTTTTAGATTGCAATCAAATCTTTCCAGGTGTTCTCGCCACACTCTCCATCTACCACCAGTACTCCATTTCTGGATTTCTGATACTGTTTTAATGCATAAATGGTATTTGCATCTGCTTTTCTGGATAAGCTCAGTGCTTTCCCGTTTTTTCCTTTAAATCCTCTTGCGATCAAAATCTCTTGAAGCAACAGGACAGAAGTTCCTTCGCTTCCAAGTTTTACTAATTTTGGCTCAAACATATAACCGGCTCCTTTCGATGTGGTCGTTGATGGTTTTGTGCTAGTTGATGGTTTTGCGGTAGGCTTACTTCCAGTAGTATTGGTAAGTCCACTAAAATCAATTCCTTTTCCAGTAAATCCAAGACGATGCGTCCATCCGTGACTGTACAGGTACCAGGGCTGTGTACGGATCTCATTTCCAGAATTATCTTTCGTATCTTTTGTGCCCTCCGAACTTCTGGCATGAACAATGTCGTTCTTACCAATCGCCATTGCTACATGACTATTGGATCCATTCGGATTATTGTCCGCCAGTTCCAGGTCGCCTTTTATCATCTGTTTGTGTGCGGTCTGATTCCTAGCGACAACCTCAAATCCGGCATTCAGCATCTTGAGCATATTGCCAGTATAAGAGCAATTCTCTTTGAGATAACGCGCCTGTTTGGTAAGCCCATTTTTGAGGAACGCATAGTAATAAGCAGTAAGTGCCAATGAGCTACAGTCAAAAGATTTCGGAATGTTAATTTCGTATAAACTCCTAATTCTCTGACTGTATCCATGACTGTTATCATTGGCAATATTTACCGCAAAGCTTACTGCATCGTTTTTCACATTCTGGATAATCTGTTCTTTTGTCTTTGCCATTGTTCCACTCTCCTTTGCTTCTGTATAATCTTTATAAAATATATTTCTATCAACTTTGGTATTAATTCCTGGAATCGTTGCTTTTGAGCTGTACTGCCAGCCAACACCCCAACTTGGACGTAATCTCTCAACTACTGTCCCGTTATCATTTGCCGGATATCTGGCAATCCAGAAATCATGCTTTTTGAGGTGACTGCAAATCACATTCATGTACCAGTCAAGATTGCAATAGATTGCAAATTTATAACCAGCAGCAACAATGATCTCCCGGAACGCCTCTGCCAGATTATGAATGCTCTCTGCTCCAAGTGTTCTCTGTTTATGGTACTCCAAATCCAGGAATACTGGAAACTGAATTTTTCTTCCGTTCAATACGGAAACAACCTTTCTGGCTTCGCTCTGGACTTCAGATACTGTCGAAGCATAGGAATACTTGTATACTCCTACTGGAATTTTGTGTTTGTTGCAACCGGAAAAGTTATTCTCGAACTGAGAATCAATCACGTTTCCAACTTCCGTGATACGCAAGATTGCAAAGTCTATGCCGTAGTTTGCTACAGTATCCCAATTAATCTTTCCTTGGTGAGCGGATACGTCAATACCTTTAATTTCCAATTTATCAACTCCTTTCATGATTTCAAAGTTTCTTAATCAACTAAATGGGAATAGGAAAATTAACTCCAAGTAGAAATTTTGCTCCATGCACCATTTTCATAATGAGCCACAGCTAAAGTCTTATTATCATTTCTTATTCCTATAAAATTTGCAATTCCTTTGGCACATATTAAAACGCCCCATGCCCATCCTCCGAAAAGTCCGCCGATGGTTCCCCAGACAAAATATGCCGTAGGCGAACTTGTTTTATTTAAAAAATTATCAATGTTATCAGAGAGTTCAAGTAAGGTACTAGAAGTTTTGTTACTATTTAATTCATTAATCGCCCCCAGTACCGTCTTGTTGCTCGTCTGCAAGTTACTGATGACCGCATTTGTCAGTTTTCCAACAATCCAGTTCCAGATTCCGCTGAATGGTGAAAGTTTGTTTGATTTTGCAGCTGCATCATAGAGCATTAAGGTATCTGCATCTTCTGGAGTTGCTTTTGATGGGTATTCATTAAATTTTGCCATATTAATTCTCCTTTTCTATATTGAACTCTCTATACTGATTTCAATGGTGGCTCATGCGCCAATAGAACTGTGACTATTGGAGTATTGTATTGTATGTTGATTAATTCAATCTCATAAAATCAATATATGAAAGATTGACATTATTTACAATTTCAATTGCCTTTCCTGAGTACATGGTGACTTTTAGCTTACTTCCACTGATGATAACAGGATAAGAAATGCTCTGGTATGAATCAATCATTCTAAACCATGGATTCGCTATTATTTTACCATCTACTTCGATATTCAATGCCACGCCCAGAACGTTCGAAGTTGATGCTTCAAGATTTGCAAAAAGGTTAATATTTACTAAATATGTGCCTTTTGGGAATGTATAGTAATGTTTGTAATCAGTTGCACTCACATACTGTATTCCAGTAATGTTACTCCATGCATTCCCCCCGATTGCAAGCCCGGAATAATCGCCAGAGCTTCCAGGTACATAAAATTTACTTACAGCATAAAAACGAGCAGTTTTTCCTAAATTCGTGTTTAATGTATTGATTCCCAATTTATCTTTCAAATAAGTGAACAGCTGTGAAAACGATATTTTCTTTAATGCATTCCCTTCTCCAACTATCAATGTGTCACTTTCTGCCGGTGTTGCTTTCGAAGTCAGTGCCGACATTAATATTGTTTTTAATGATTCTGCCATGGTGTCACTCCTTTCTTAAGAGTTGCTTTATTTCATTAAGTTCCTGTTTGAGTAAATTTATTTCTGACTTCTGGTTTTTAAGCATCGCAAACATAGCCGGTATCATGATACGTTCGTTCCAGTTCTCGGGAAGTCCGTCTGTGTTATGGTCGACTGCCAAAGGAAAATACTTGTCCACATCTTCTGCTATGAACATTGGAAATTCTGCGTCTACGCGTTCATCTCCTTTTGCAAGGTAGCCTTCTTTATACCGTGCCATTATCGGTTCGATGTTGTACAAGTTCTCGATGAATTCTTCTGATAATGAACCCCCAAGAATCTTATATCTTTCAGACGAGGAGCTATATTTTCCGAGCTTATAGCTATTGATATCTATGTATGCGTTGTATCCAGTCGTAACTGTAGGGTAATCGTATATTCGAATTCCCCCTCGACATGATAATTCTTTTTGGAACTCTGCGTAGAAAAAATCACCTGTAGCAAGAGCTTTTTTCACTGTAAATACATCTGATATTTTCAGCATATCCGGTATTAAATTTCCACCGTAGCAATTAAGTTCATCAAAAGAGCCATAGCTTGCATCAATGCTTAATCCATCGCTCCAATCAATTGACCATAATTCTAGCTCAGTTATTTCAGTATCCACTGTATTGTCAAAAAATTTCTCCACGTTGACAGGAAATAATCCATCGTTCGAAAACTGAACACCTGTATATTTCATATACTTCGAATTTTCCTCGTAGTTCGTGAATACAGTGTATCCAGAGCGGTCAATCAATCCTTTAACTGTGTTATCGACATCTTTGATTTTCAGGTAGCCATTCCCGTTTTTGGTACCACCCAAGGTTGCTGCGCTACCCATCAATGCATCAAAACTGATGTACAGATGTCCGTTCAGATAGTACAGTCCTTTGAATTCGCCATCATTGGACAGAATTTCAACAATCTGTTCCTGCGTGAGCGCTGCTACATCAATAACAACCGCAACGCTCTGCATATCCATCAATGTTGTAGTTCCACCGGATGCATACAGCTTGCACCGGACATTCGTGACATCCCTTGGAATACCGATAGTAGAGCCGTTGGAGCTCGAAATAGTTTCGCTAGAACTATTGGTCAGTATCGTATAAAGATAATGTGTCACCGTATCTTCATCCGTTGAACTGGTGTAAATGGTTTTCCATGTATTACCATCAGTAGTCTCTTCGATCACGAATCTGCCTTTATAAGGCACTCTAGTAGCTGACTTTCCGTCACGATAATACGCTTTAAATGTTATAAAGTTTGGACTAATTGTCTTGTCAGAGCCACGTTTCAAGACGTTACATGATGGCTCAACCATGTATGTTCTACCAGGTTCACCATCTTTTCCATCTTCGCCCTTTTTCTGCTTGGAAATCGTAAATCTCTTCGTTATAGAAAGATTAATCAGGTACGTTGCCTTAATGTCCACCCATCCATTGTCTGCACTCAAGCCTGTGACAGTGTAAGTATGCGTATCTACATCCCAAGAGCCGATTACACTGTCTGATTTTGTAATGGTATAGCTACAATCGTTCGTGATATCAGACGAGCCGTACATAACTTTTGCCGTTGTTGTAACTGTCGGAAATACCGGAATGTTTCCGTCTGCGTCAGATGTGATCGTCTGCATATCGTTTGACAACTGGAATGTCATATTCTTGGCAGATGCAATATTCTCATCCATGTTTTCCAGTTTCTTGGATAGCGGCATTCCTCCAATAGTCAGCGTATCAGGATCCATATATACAGACTTCTTGTCCATATCCACCATAAATATGACTTTTCCGCTTTTATCCTTGACAGTAAGAACACCAGCATCAATATAAGTAGCATTTATACCTTCCGCATAAAGCAGTCTGGTTATTAATTCACCAGTCACCGCAAATCCATAAGGATAAGTTTTTCCTCCATCAATGGATACCGCAAACGCTTCTGCTGTCAGTTTCCAGATTATATCGGACTCTTCCAAAGTCGGTTTGTTATGCATGTAGTAGATTGCGCTACCGTCTTCCTGTACATCTTCTGTCATATACAGTCCACCAGAAGACGCAAGTATTCCAGCCAAACGTTCTACTGCTTTTTCTCGTTCGGTCTTTTCAATTTTAACAAGACGCCTTGCTTCAACAATAGCTTTCGTTCCATCAGAAACAAACTTGCTCATTCCTCTGATCGGATCATCGGCTTGAGTTTTTACAGTGGTCTTTCCATTAACGAAACAGGAAACGTCTGTCAGTGGAGTGATATACCTATTCCACTTGCGGTCGTAAGTATATGCCATATCTCCAAACTCAATGAGTGGATTATATGCAAGTTCTCCCGACATGTTACGGAATTTAGCTCCAATTATGGAATCACCGATTTGAGCAGCCACAGTGTCCAAATCGACATCGTTTACAAGATCATTCTCCAATTCAAGAACATATCCTGCACTTCCGTACATGGCTTCATTTTCTTTATTTTTGAGTTTGATTCCGGTAATCACAATATCATCACTGGATACAGTCGGACTCTCAAAAAAGTCTTTGAGCTTTTCGGATGTGTCAGCTGCTGATTCGATCAATGTCAAGAATCCATCACTATCAATTGTCCAGTTCCCTGTCGGACTGATAAAACTTTCTGAGTCAATACTTGCGCCGCCTTTAAATGTTACATTTCCATCAGCGTCCACTACTGCGTTGTAATCTTCTTGTGTATTGGAAAAATCCCATCTGATAAATCGCAAGTATCCTCTGCTGTCCAGGCGAGCGTTCGCAGTCTCAAGCATTGCTGCCCATCCGAACAACTGACGAAACGTCATGTTTTCCGGAATCTCTGACACGATCAGATTTCCATGAGCCATGGAGACTTCTGACGGAATACCAAGAGTCTCACACGCATCTCTAACAAGAGTCTCTATTGACTGTGGCAGAACCAGATGAGATATATAAGTTGCGTTCGTTTTATACATATCGTCCAAAGCGGTAAAACTAAGGATTTCGCCATATTGTTCTGGTGTCGTAATTGTATAAATACCTTTATCAATGGTTTCGACTCTGTCTTCTGTCGCTGCTTTTGTTGCCAGAATCGCACCGCCACTCTGGTCAAGAATTGGGTCATAGTTTTCATCCAGCAATTTATCTGTTGCAGCCAGACTTGCTACGGAGGTCTGCATTTTAAGATACGCATGAACTTTTGCCATGTAGAAATTATAGTTTTTCCACTGATCAGAAGTGTTGTCCAACTCCAATGTCATGGATTTACAAACAACGCAGCCAATCGGAAAGCTGCTACTTTCTGCACAATCAGAAAATGAGTTGTTGCTGCTCATAATCTCGTTCTGTACGGTTTTGGTTCTCCCATCAGGAAAGGTGATTTCCACTTCCTGCCAGACTCTTTCTCCGTCCTGTAGTTTTTGTTTGAACGCATCAGATACATTAATCAAGTGGATTCACCCCCTGCATGTTAAAAGATATTTTTGATACAAATTTTAAGTCTGGAGATATTTCTCCAATAGTTAGGCTTGCTTTTCCAACATAAAATGGGTCGGTTCTCCATGCCATGTGATAAAGTGACCAATGATACAAATTGAAAGTTTTTCCTTTTGCGATAATTTTGAGAATTTTGTTTGCTTCTACAACTGGAACGTTTGATGCTTCATAGCTATATTGTTCAACTGTAAATAGTGGAGTCAGTAATGCTTTTCCAAACTGCGTACGGTTACTACCTTCTGAATAAGTTGTTTCAAGGTTGTAACCCATATCTTTGTCCGGCTGATAGATGGAAGCCCCATTCATTTTGTATCGTTCCGTTATGTTTTTTGGAATAGTTGCCACGCTTCCACCTCCTATGCCAGTTCAAACGGGTTTCTGCCGCTTGTATCACGTCTTAACTTTGCTTCTTCGATAATTTCATCAAATACTGTTCTTCGGTTAATCTGAGCAGTAAAATGATAATCTCCACCGGAATTGCTTCCGGATTCTTCGCGAACAATCTTTCTGAGCAGCGCTTCTGGTGTTTCAATGTTATTGCCCTGTTTCTGGTCGCCCAGGACAGCCAGAAATTCACTTCTAGGTGGAATAACTGCACCTTTTGCCAGATATGGAATAGTCGGTACTCTTGGAAAGCTTGCGCTAAATCCGATCGTCTTAGAGCCGAATGGTGTAGGCACTTCCCACGGACCAAATGACATTGCAGATTCAATTCCACTGATCGCGCCGTTCACCGTACCGATTGCGCCATTTACGATACCGATAACTTTATTGAATATCTCTTTAACTTTGTTTTTAATACCCTCGAACGTATCAATAACCTTGTCTCTTGCACTTTTGAATTTATCAACGATTCCATCAACTATCCTCTTTACAACTTCTTTTATAGTGGACCATATAGCGCTCCACTTTTCTTTTGCACTTGATTTGATACCATTCCAAATAGAAACAATCTTTTCTGCCAAATCACTAAGTTTGGATTTTATTCCATCGACGAAAGCTATGGTTTTGTCTTTAATCCAACTCCATACCGCACCTGCAACTTCTTTTATTTTGTCCCAGTTTTTGTACAGCAATACACCAATCGCAATGCAAGCTGTTACTGCTGCTATAAAAATTCCGCCCGGTCCGACAGCTGTCGCAATGGCTTTGATTCCACCAATAATGCCGCCAGAGCCGGTCATGAGTGCAATAAGACCCTTAATGAAACTTGCTACTGTCGTTATACTTCCTGCGATTCTCGAAGCTAAGCCTGCAATCTTCGCTGCCGCAAATGCTCCGATCAGAGCTGCGCCGAATGCCTCAATAATTGACTGATGGTCTGCGAAAAATCTTGCCAAATCAGACACTAGGTTGATCACTATTGGAATTCCCGTTTCAATCAGCCATTTCAGCATTGGAAGAACAATATTGTTATAAATCCATTCAAGAACATTTCCGATAGATTCCAGAATTGGCGCAAACGTACTTGTTAGATTACTGATAGATTCCAGTAGAGGATAGAAATTAAGGTTCGCCGCCCATGTTGCTGTATCCTCTGCGATTTTTTCAACAAACTGCATAACTACCACAAGGGCATCTGCAATGTTCTGGATGATCTGCGTTCCAACACTGTTTTTGTTCCATGCATCTGCGAAACCAGATGCAATATTACCGATAGTTTTAAGCACATTCTGAGCAATCCTCAGCATGGTTTCTAACATCGTTGTGCCTGTGCCATTTGTCCAGACCTCTACAAGGCTTTTACCTACACTTACAACGAGCTTTTTGAGTCCATCAAGTGCGGTTTTTGCCGCATTAATAGTATTCTTGCCCTCTTTTTTCCATGCGTCCTGGAATGGCTTCCAGAGTTTTTTAAGAAGGTCGGCTAGTTTCTTGGCAGAATCACTGATTTTGTCCAGCGCATTTTCTCCCTCTGCGAGTTTGCCATAATTTACACTGTCAACCGAACCCGGCAATCCTCCGCCCCCAGAACCAGTTCCACCGGATCCAGAACCGGATGGCGTTGAAGATGTACTCCCTGTAGAACTAACCTTGTGCACTTCATCAAGCGATGAAAGATAGTTTTTTGTTTCCTTATTCGCTTTTTTTGTAGCTTTCGCATTGTCGTTCGTGGCATCTGCCAGTTTCTCTGCATTATCCGCTGCCTGTCCATACTGATCTGCTGTGTCTGCGATCGCGTCTGTTCCGGAAAGACCCGCTCCGCTTCCGCTCGTTTGACCGGAAGATTTCTTGCCAGTAATAAGCTCCGTGAATGACTTAAATGCGTTTGCCAGAGTCGCCAGTTTACCGAGAAGAATATTGATTACTTTCAGAACAGGTGTAAAAATATTAATCAGCCCCTGTCCGACTGTTGCCTTGAGGGACTGCAACTGCAACTGCATCACTCGCACCTGGTTCGCCCAGCTGTCAGAAGTACGAATGAAGTCACCAGATGCGGCTGATAACTGTTCCTGCACAAAAGCAAAGCGGAGGGCAACTTTCTCCTGTTCAGTCATTGCAGATGTGGTCTTGCCGTAGCCATTTGCAAGTGCATATTGGTCAAGTGCCGACTGGGTCATTACCACGCCCAAATCTTTTAATGTTTCCGTTTCACCCGTAAACACTGATTTCAGTTTGATATAAGCCAAGTCCTGACTGATGTTGTAGAATGATGCCACATCACCAGTCAGCTGTGTCAGGGCCGTTGACATGTCGTAAGCCTGTGATTCTGAAAATCCGAACGACTTAGACATTGCTCCGAACGTGCCGACATACCTTTTTGCCATAGTTTCAGATAATCCGGCAGAAGTCATGGCGTTCTTTGCGAATTCATTTACTTTGTCAGACATGGTTGTAAATGTAACATCGACCACGTTCTGTACTTCCGCAAGGTCAGAGCCGAGTTCCACGCACTCTTTGCCGAACTGTACTAACTTACCAACTGCAAAAGCCCCACCAATCAGCAGACCGATTTTTTTTACAGCACTTCCAAGGCCGTTAAATGACTGTTTTATAGCTGAGACACCATTCTGGACACCGGTTGTATCCATTCTGGTATCAATAATGACTGAGCCATCAGCAGCCATACATTCACCTCCTAACTATTTGAGGTTTAACATCTCATTCAGCGCATCCTTGTACGCTTGCTCTTCTTCGCTGAGACGTGTTTTTATATCAATAATGTTCTTGTTTTCCTGATAAAATTTCTTTTCCCATTTATCCAGTCGTTCACCTTTTGCCTTTTTTGACCGGATTCCAACAACTGTGTTAAAAAGGCATTCACCGGATTCCATAAAGTATCCGAAGAATGTCCACCAGTGCATGTAAGGCACTGCTCTGATTTCTTTACCGGCAATCTTGTTTACAGCCGGAACGATCATGTCTCCATCCTGCTCCCAGTCCATCAAGCGTGGTTTGGGTTTGTTCGGATCATCGTCCGATTGTCCGCAGTCGATGAACTCCGATGCTTTTTGACAAGCTTCGTCCAAGCACTCGGCCGGTATACTTTGCCAGTCCTCAAACAGAATCTGTAACATAACAACTGCTTTTGCTTGTTCGTCCAGTTCTGGGTCATTCATGGCAATCAGAATGTCGATTATTGCTCGAAAATCTGTCCTGATAGAAAAATCCACCCCACTTATGTTCAGTGAGGTGGGGAGCTCATAGGCGGTCATTTTGTATATTTCTCCACGTACTTATTGACTGCCGTCTGCATTTTCTTCTTTCTCTTTTCGATTTCTGGTGCGATTGCTTCTGCAATTTTATCCAGAACGATATAGGCGAACACCTGACCATTTCCGAACACAGTGGTTGCTGTGATCGGCTCTTTGAACAGGTCTTTTGATGCTTCATATCCGAGCAGATAGTTGATTTTGTCTTCGATCTGTTTGTTCAGCTCTGCCATTTTTTTACCGGAATCGACCTTCTGAATAGAATCTTTAAGCTGCTCAAAGTACTCTCCCAGTTCCTCCGCACGTGCTGCTACATTGATATCAGTCGGGTTAAGCTTGAAAGAAGAAAAAACTTCGTCTTCGTTGTTGGTAAACGTGAATGTAAAAATTCCATCATCAATTTTGGTATTAATTACTTTTGCCATTTAGCATATCCTCCTTGTGTATGTGCTTATTCACTGTCAGCTGTGAATGTACCGGAACTGATATCAAATTTTCCTTTTACACGTTCGCCAACATAGTTGACAGTAAATGGAATCTGATAGCCAGATGTGTCTCCACCGTAGGATGTCGGCACAACGTAGCAGTTCTGCTGATATGCTTCATACTTGCCTGCTGTGGCTTCTGTCCAGAGATGAACCTCAACTGCTTTTGTTTTGAGGTTATCGTCTTTGAGACGTCCATCTACAATCTTCTGTAATGCTCCGAACAAATCAGATGTGGTATCCGCATAGAACGGATCAGCATCAGAAGATACCTCATAGCCATTATGCTTAAATGTGGATTCTCCAAGAATGTTTTTAGATGTTTCGGTATCCGGGTTGAGTTCGATGTTGTACTCTTCCAGATCCTTTCCAAGACGCTCATATTTCGGCGTCAGCCCTCCGCAGAGGGAACCTGCGTCAATGTAATGAGCCATATATTTACGGTCAATCTTGCCTGTAACTGCCATAGAAATGTCCTTTCTGCCTATAACTTTTAAAAGGCTGTGTAGGTTAGCGACTATCTCCAATTGATAGCCGGTTGTTACTCGTTATATTACTTCATAAGTGTTTTCGTAGCGTACCGATAATGGCAATAACCAGTCCTGTACACCACTCTCCTGCGGCTCTAAACCATAGGAATTATCACGAGTTATACGTTTTATCACTCTTCCTTGAGAAAGCTCTGGAAAAGCATTTAAGCGTGTCTCAGAGCCATTTATGATAACTGGTTCTCGACATATCCATTTACCGAGATTATCCAGGAACTTCTGAACAGATAACTTCTGCCGTTCCTTGTCGGATGCTGTTCGGTACACTACATAAAATGGGTACTGACAAATTTGGTGCATTATTCCGCAAACATCTTCTTTTTCTGAATAGACCAACGCCCCGTTGTCTGCCGAGAATGCAATTCCTGATTCCTTGCCGAGTTCCTCAAATTTGATTGTTTCATTATCGTACAGTCCCGGATACTGGTTCAGAAGTGCTTTCATGGCATCTGTCAGAATCTCATATCCAGTTGCATCTTTTCCGATAGGTTTATCCGCCATGTCTGCCACCTCCTGCCTGTGCTTTTACCTTACGAATCCATGTACTGCCGTATTGTCGTTTAGCGGCATCGAACCACTTTGCTTGTGCCTGTGGGTGAGCCTGTCTGGTGTATTCGAGATTCTCCTTTGCGGCTGTCTGACCAGAAAACTGACTGACAAGGACTTTCTTTGCTCCACGTCTTGCGTATGGACTTCCGGTCAACTCATCAACCATTCCTTTTCCCTCATACAAAAAACGTCCATAAGGAGCAGCCGCAGCACACACAAATCCAGTTCCTTGCAATGATGTACTTTTGGCTCTTGTTCGGTCAATAAAATCTCCTGAGATCATCGGCATAAACGGAACCATGCTGTCCATGACCATTCCATCAAGGAGGTACTGAGCTTCTTGATACTGCCTGGAAAACCTATCCATATTCAGCTTGATTTTCATATCTCCGTCAACTACGGAGAATCCTTTAAAATGATGAATTTTACTCATATTACTTACCCAGAATCTCAAAGTGTGGAATTAGTGTATACGGACCGCCTACACTGGTAATCTTAAACACGTTATCCTTGTTCTCGTTCATGTACTGATAGAATCCGTTTCGATAATCGCCATCAGATACCGTTCCACCAGTCCACTCGCCCTCCCAGAAGAATGATTCGTCCGAGAATGTGATAGTGTCTTCCAACGCGTTGTTAATCTGCCTTTTCCACTCTTTAACTGGAAGCCATGGAAGAATCTTACCGCCTTTATCAGTAATGGTTATATCACCGTTCTGGACAGTATAACGGATGTGCAGCTGTGCGTTGTCTGTTGATTCTGCACCATACTTTTTGAGGATTGCTCCCTTGTCAGTAACGAGGTCAACATCGGATAAAACATGAGGATACCAGTACGCATCTCCTGTCGTGGCTGATTCGTAATAGTCAAAAATCGTCACCGTTTTTTCGTACATGATACCCTCCTATCCTTCACATATTGCTTTTGAAAATCTATCAGAGAATGATTTTATTCGGACAATATTACCTTTGCACTCTTCTGGCATTTTCCCGTAAAAGATAATGCTTTCTGGGTGTAACTTCTCAATCATGGCATTGTAACCAGAAAGAAACAGTTCTTTCTTTTTCTTTCCGTTCATGCAACCAACCGAAGATACTGCAACTGTTCCACCCTCTGGTTCCCCATCGAAACACCAATTATAAGAATCCGGTGTACTCCATGAGATTGTTGGAATCACACGGCAATCATATTCTTGCAGATATGCACCAATCCAGTGCTTGCGGTAATGGTTGTATATCTGGATAGCTTTCGGAAAATCGGTGTAAGTGCTGAAATCTGGTGTTAGAATGTACCGGAATTTGCTCAGCTTATCCACGTACCTGTCTGGATTTCTCCACAGCGCGTCAAATTGGTAATCATCTAAGAAGAAATGAACAGCTTTCTCTTCTGGATTATTGCATTTTCCTCTGGCGTAATTAAAACCGACAAATTCACAGTTGCCCTCGAACGTCTCAGGTTCTATCTGCGGTATACCGTATTCACCGACACCAGGGAAGATGCAGCGGTTCAGATTTTCATAGGCTATGCTGGTTGATTTATCTGCCATAGGCTATCTCTTTCTTTTCATGGCTCTGGTCATAAGTCTGTTTCTTCTCGCTGTCTTCCTGTATGCCGAATTATCTTTCAAGCCCACGCCAAGTTCATAATCAGGACGGTTTGCATGTTCTATCTCTCTGGCTTTCTCTGTTTTGTTCCAACTAGATACACTCATTTTCTTTACAGTTGCACCGTTGGATTCCACTCTTTTGCGAAACTCAGATGCAGACATGTTTAGTGGTGTTTCTTCGATATGTCCACCGATGCCGCGCTGATAATAATTCTGTTTGCCTTTTCTGGTAAACTTATATTCTGTTGTTTCTCCATTCATGGTCACAGAAAATGCGGTTTCTTTTGTTCCACTTAATCCGCTACTTCCGCCACGTCCTCCCATAAAATCACTCTTTCTGCACTGTCTGCTTAATAACCTGATTCACTCCGGTTGCCGACAATCCGTTAAACATACCGACCGCAACTGCCGTGATATAATCTGTTGCCGGGAAATCCGGGATAACTCCCATTCCGACAGCTCCAAGAATCCCACCAATAACCGCCATGATTACCGGAATCCATTCATCAGAGATTCTTTTTGATGCTTTACAGCCCATTCCTACGATGTAGCAAATCATAACGATTGCTATACATGAGC